ATCTAAAACCTGTGACCCCATTAGAATTTTCAGTGATGATCCCTCAAAAACAATCTTTTTTTGTTTTTCAGGATTGCAATCTAAATGTTTAATATCCCTTGGATCTGTCGATAGTATATTTGGCATTTCTCTCTTTTATAGTCTTGTTGGATCACCCTTAGTTACTAAGATATCTCTAGGAACATCTTTCATGTTATTGTAATCCTTTATGTTACTTGATTTTTTTTCATAAACATTTCCTAGTTTATATCCACCAAATTCCCCATCCTCTTCCGATACTTCTACTTCAGGGTCTGGTTCGATTGTATCTTCTGCAATATATTCAGATTCGTTCTCTATATAAGAATCTTCAAAATACTGAGCCTCCTCTGCAAATTCCTCTATAGGTTTTACTGGTGTTCCCCCTATGATAAAAGGATTGATCTCTTTTTCTTCCTCTGGCGAGAATGATATAATTTCCTCCCACTCTGCTTCTCTCTTTGCCTCTTCTTCTGCTAGAGATCTAGCAGCTTTTATTTCGGCTAATAATCTTGCTTCTTCTTCTGCTAATAGTCTTGCCTCTTCTTCTGCTAATAGTCTTGCCTCTTCTTCTGCTATTAATCTAGCAGCTTCTTCTTCCTCAGCTTTTATTCTTGCTTCCTCCTCGGCTATCAATCTAGCTTCTTCTTCAGCTATTAATCTAGCAGCTTCTTCTTCCTCTGCTTTTATTCTTGCCTCTTCTTCAGCTATTAATCTAGCAGCTTCTTCTTCCTTTGCTTTTATTCTTGCCTCTTCTTCAGCTATTAATCTTGCCTCTTCTTCCACTATTAATCTAGCAGCTTCTTCTGCTTTTTCTTTTTTCCATTCCTCGAAATCATCAGCTTCTTTTTTCTTTCCCCCTATATAGGAGAATACAAAGTTTGCTGCAACGACAAGGGCAATAGCTAATGGATCAAATACAAGCATTAATGCAATTATAAACCAGTTTACTACCTCATCTAGGGTTTTACCTGTTAATTTAGCTATGTATTTTAATGGGCCTATTTCATTTGCCAAATCAGAATTTGTTGATATTGCTAATACTTCATTATCTAAATCTGATATTTGTTGGGTTTTTGAAGCTATTGAGTCTTGTAAAACCCTAATATCATTATCTAACAAACCACTCTCCTTACTTAATTGATTCATCTGGGTCCTAACCGAAGATGCAGATCTATTGTTAGATATAAGATTATCAGCATTTGTCTGCTGTCTATTTCTCATATCCGATAATGTATTCTGTCTATTGCTTTTGGATTCTAATTGCTTCTCCGTCTGATCCAGCTGCTTCTGCAGCATATCCTTTCTTTTAGTTATTACTAGGGTGCTTTTGTCTGAATTTTCTACTTTATTTGCAGTATCTTGATAAGCAGAGGATAAAAATCCATAAATACCTGCTGATGTGATCAATATTAAAACAAAACAAGCAATTGTTAAATATGCTCTTAAACTCTTATTTACATCATTCCAAAATCTATATAGAAATGATGCAATCACCAATTTAGCAAATTCTAAACTGGTTGCCATTATCATAACATTAGTTGCAGCCCCTGCAAACATCTTACCTATACCGAAAATAGAATAAAAAGCAGCAGAGAAGGAAATACTAGCAGCAGCCAGTGCAACCAACCATGGGAAAATCTTATTTTCTTTCATTCTTTTATTATATTCTTAAACCTTATATATCCACAAGAAAAAGGCCCACTTAATAAAGTAGGCCTATATATGGGCAAAACCGTAAAAAAAGTCTAATTATACAGCTTCTAATCCTTGTTGGGCAGCTGCTAAATCCTTATTAAGATCTTCTAAATCTTTATTGTCTTGCGAAACTGCTGATAAAGCTTGTTCTATTTTTTTAAATAGATCAATAAATCCTTCTGCATTATTACTTCCTTGTGATTCATATCTGTTTAAAAAATAATGACTCGCTTCGATAGTAAGAGCATTTAAGAAGATAGCATCATTTGAAATCCCTTTATCCTTTACCTCACTCAATTTCTTAGTGATTTCCAAAATTCCCAAACCTTCTTTGCCTTTCCATTTAATAGATTCAATTACCTCTGAATATACCTCTAATGATGACGCATTCATTGAAACTGCATAAACTTTATTGGAAAGTTCTGCCATTTTAACATCCAATGCTTTTTGTAGCGAAGCAACTTTAGCTTCATCAACAACTACTTCTTGTAAAACTTCTTCTGACATGTTTTTAATTTTATTTATATTTTAGTTTCTGTGGGGGTTAAGTTTCGTTAAATCCCGTGTATTTTTTGAAATTCTGCAAGTAAATCTAGGAATTGTCTAAGGTATATTTTAAACTCATCCTTTGTTACTATGAATCTTTGCAACTTAGAATCTTTCTCATTTGCTATCCATATCTCTCCCCTATCGGGTATAACACCAGATCTTTCTGCATAAGCAAACATGTAAGCAGATATTTGCATTTTATACGATAGAACAGAATCTTCGTCTTTTGGGGACGATGAGGATTTAAAATCTATAACGACATGATTTTCAAAATAATCTTCAAATATAAAATCAGTTGCTCCTGCCCAGCCTCCTTTAAAATCGCTCCAAAGGAAAAGCTCGTTATGTAACACTGTTTTAATATTCTCCCAGAAATTCTCGTGATAGAAATTCCAGAATAAATCTCTTCCTTTTTTGATTAATCCTGAATTATGGGGTTCCTTATCCTCTATATCTTTTGCGGTGTCCTGTGCTATTTGTAAGCATTTTTCAATGGATCTTGATGTAGAAAATTCCAACAGAAAATTCTCAAGCATGCTATGCATTACTGTTCCTCTGTATGATGCATCATCAAGTATTTTTTGCCATCTAGCTTCGCCGAACTTTTCTCTTAAGTGCTTGAATTTTGGTTCGGTGACGAGCTTTAAAACAGTTGTAACGGATGGTAAGATAAGCTTGGGATGATCATCCCTAGTAACCTCGTAAGCTCTTCCCCACTGGTAGCTTTTTCTTTCAATCTTTGAGTTTTGCAAATTCTAAAAATGTGATATTATCCACTGATACGTGTTAAAGAACCAGTTGGTGTAGTGCTGTATTAATACAACGGATGTCCAAAAAATTATCCTTGTGTAGATCCACCATTTTGTTAATGATCTAAAATAAGGATAATAGACTAGAAGATATGAGGTTGAATCCGGAATTTCTTTATACTCCGGAATTATAATCTCATGTAAATTCAATGATGTTAAATATTCATTCAATCCCTTGGATTGATCTATCAAATAAGCAGGCCAGAGTTCTTTCGGAAGATCAGGAGCCATTGTTACTTCGGGTGGAAGATTTATCACGGTATAGATCCTTCCTATCCAGTCAACTCTTAGATTATTCTTAACCCAGAGTGGAGAATCCATCATTTCGTTCTTAATTATTTTCCTAAGAAAAATATAATTTTTGATGTCTTTTATGACACCGAAAATCTTAAAGGTGCTAAAGAATAGTGATTTCATATTAGTCAATAAAATTTAATTTAATTCCAGGAAACATTTCTCTTATCTTAATTCTTGCTCTTCTAATTCTTGTAGCTATTGCTCTTTTTTTCATGCTATATTTATCAGCAATTTCTTGATACTTCATTTTGTGAATTTCTCTGTCCATTAAGATGTCTTTATAGATTGCAGGAAGATGCTCCATTTTTTCAAGCACAACTTCATATAAATCATCAAATCCGCCTTCCTGATTATTTATTTCCCATTCAGGTTCTGAAAAAATACTTTCAGGAGTAATATCAGACAAAGGAATAAATTCGTCATAATCTCTTCCCTCCAGATCAACTGACTCATAAACTAAAGGAGTAAATTTTTTGGAATTCTTTTTTATTAGAAGAGATTCATTTCTTGCAATGTTATAAGCCCATGTTGAAAAATTTCCTCTTGCTGGATCATACTGAGCAACCTTTACCCAGATCTTTTCAAATGTTTTTGAAACTGCATCTTGGGCAACTTCTTCATCTATAAGAATAGATTTGCAGTGATTTAATAAACCTGGCTTAATTCTATCATAGAGGTATTTAAAATCTTTCTCTAATGATGTCTCTAAAAATTTTTCGGCTAATTCCTGAATGCTCTTTGCCATTTCGTGTTGGGTTTAGGGTTGTAAGTTAATATAAATTATTTCAATTCCTGCTTGGTTAAGCAAATCTAAAGAATCTATCTTTCTGTATAATTCAGAAAAGACTATTCTTTTAATCCCGGATTGAATGATAAGTTTAGAGCAATCAAAGCATGGTGATAATGTAACATACATGGTACTTCCGCTTGATGTAACAGTATTCATTGCAAGCTTTGTTATAGCATTAGCTTCTGCATGCAAAACCGAAGATAATGTTTGATTATTTTCGTCTTCGCAAATATTAGGGAATCCGGTAGGAGTTCCATTGTATCCGTCGGAAACAATTGTTTTGTCTTTTACGACCAAGCATCCAACCTGACTTCTTTTACAGTGTGAATTTGTTGCCCACACCTGAGCCATTTTTAGATAAACTGTATCTAATCTGAATTGCTTTATATCTGGACAATTATTCTCCGAATGCTCTTGGTAATTTTTACTGCTGTTCAATTTCTTCTACTTTTAAATTTCCTTTAAATAAATCAATTATTGGGTATACCGAATAAGCAGGAAATTTACCTAGTAGAGCAATTATTTTGTTGATCTCATCTTCAGTAAAAGAATCTTTGCTTTTAAGAATCTCTATGGATTCCTTTGCATTATCGAATGGATTTTCTAAAAAATCGATGATCTTATTGATAAGATCCTTTGATACAATATATGTTTTTTTATTCTCTGACATCTTTTTTAATTATACTACACAAATATATTGAAAAAGTTTCGTAATAAAAAATGTACCTATGAGAACTTAGTACCGCTATCAGTAACTATTAATGGACCTTGAAGTGTTTTTAATATTTCCCTCATGACCTTTAATAAATCGTCATTATTTGGACCTTCCTCTTTATTTGTACTATCCACTGAAGGTTTTGTTTCGGGTGAAGGGGATTCCTTAGATTCTGCCCCTGTAGATTCCATATTAGTCTGCTCTGATTGAACAGGCGCTGGAGGGGTTGGTTCTGGTGTAGGTTCCGGGGTTGGTTCTTGTTTTGGCGTAGGTGCAGCCTCCGCAATCTTAACAGGTTCAGATGTTTTTGTGGCAGTAGAAATAGCAGTTGCCTGCTGAGCTACTTTTTGTGCTTGTCCTACTGCAGCGTTTGATGCTTTTTCAACTATTGTTGATTTAGGTTCTTCTGGTAAAAACTGAGCAGGATTTTCGGGCTGGTCTGATTTTATTCCTGTTGTCTCTGCTTCAGAACCAAATGTAAGATCTAATCCTTTTTGTAAGTTGTCTTCTTTACCTGCAAACATCTTAGCTATATCATCAGCGGACATTCCCATGCTTTCTCCTAGCATTTTTAGAAGCGGGGTTTCATCATCAGAAACTGAACTCTTATCCCCTGATTGCATAGCTTGAGTTTCACCCTTTGGTGGTTCTATCGGTGGATTAGTTGAAGTTGGTTTAGATTCCTGTGCTATCGCTGTTGCTGGGGTCGCAGCAGGGGTAGACACTTTTGTTTCAGGTTTAACCGTATTAGTTTCAGATTTCAGGACCGGAGCAGGTTTTGCATCAGGATCCTGTAAAACTGAAATTGCATTACTATTATTAGTTACAGTGTTAGTCACATTTGAACTAAGAGCTACTAGCTCATTTTTTTCTTTTTTCTCGTCTAATGCTGGCTTTGTAGTAACCGGGGTTTCTGTTGCTCTGATACCCTCTGGCTTAGTTTCTGCTGTTGTAGTCTCTGCTGGCTTAGTTTCTAATTTTTTTCCATCGTTAGAAGAAATTTTACTACCGGTTTTACTTGTAGTAACAGAATCCATTAAAGCATCCTCCCTTTTAGCTTTTTCTAATCTAGCCATATACTCAGGATCATCCTTCGTGTTTAGCTTTGATGTCTCTATGTTTTTTGGAGCAGCTGTGTCAGTTTTAGCTGCAAGTTCTTTTGCCTTTGTGAATGATGCCTCTCCTCTATCTAATGTTGGCTTATCGCTAGCTTCATCTGCTCTTTTTAAACCTAATCCTTTAATAAATTTAAGAACTGTCGAGTCCAATAAATTTTCTATGTCATCGGGGTTTAATTTGCTGAGTATCGGGCTTTTTTCGAATGGATCTTCTGCATCTTTATCATCAGCTCTAATAGCAGTTTGTATTTCTTGAAACCCCTCTTTAACAGTGGCAAAAGACATCTTTGTTGCTCCTGTTAATTCGTTTACTGCAGCAGAATCATCAAATCCTTTATAAGTGTCTATGCCTTTTTCTATTAAATCCCCCGGAGAATCTTTTTTTAATCCATCTAGGAATCGAGCAGCTCCAAACAATACATTACCAGCAGCTACTCCAATTCCCATCTCATCTGGGGTGTGTTTCTTAGAATCTTCGGGAAAGGCTATAAATCCAAACGGAGGAAACACCCGCTGTTGAGCATACTGCCTTGCCATTTCAAATGCTTGATCAGGAGCCTCTGCAACATCTGAGCTCTCTTTCCTAAACTCCTCAACCTTTTTGTTAAAGTGTTCAGCTCTTTTAGTGTCTGTGCTTAAATCTGGTAATTGCTCTTCTGCCAATTTGGAATTTATTTACTCTATATATTGATAGAATTATTACTTACCTAAATTGAATATAGGTACCATCCCGTCTTTTTCCTGAACTATTTTCTGATTCTTTTCTTCAATATCCTCATTGATCTTATCTAGAATTATTTGAAATTCAAAATAAGGCATTTTTTCAAGCTCACTAAAGCTGATATTAAAGTCCCTTGAAAATTTATACTTTATATCAAAGTAATTGTCCAAAGATATCTGAAACAATGTAAAGGGATCTGATTCCGCCGCGAAATCGGATAGGTGCAGTGACCTCAGCACTGCATTTTGAACACTGAACTGATAGTGTGTTCTTAGTTGCGAAAGTTATTTGTTTAGATATAGTGTCCGCTAATACAAATTGTGTATATGTCCATCCTTTGGAGATTCTTTCATATTCATCGTATGCTGATTCTGACAGATCCCTCCAATTAGGAATTACAAAGGGAGACATACTAGCAAAAGATTCATCGTACTTTTTCCCATTATTCACTTTATCCCTTAAGATTTTTCTAATCTTTTGGGAAACCCCTATTGTAGGAATAAATAACTGAATTGCAGGATCACCATTTTTTGGAACTAATTGAAAGAATCCATTTTCATGATCGTAATATTTCTTCAGTTTTGAATCTAATTTAAAATTGGAAAGTATAGCGGAAGTCAATTCTATGTCACTCGGAATAGGACACTCATCTTTATCGCAAGTTTTTTGAACAGGGATGTAAATTCTATTCTCTCCTTTTACAAATGTCAAATCTCTGACAGACATAAAGATATAGAATCTATCTTCTTGATAGATGTCCATATAATTTAAAATGCCTTCTTTCCATCTAATCACACAGCATTTAGAAATTATATGATTTATCTTATCGTCAATATCTATTGGATCATTTTCGTCTATTGTTGAAAAATGACGAATTTCACCCACCTCTGCTGATCTGATTGTTATTTCTGTTTCTGGAGGATACCCAAATCCTTCAGAAGGTAAATTTGTAAATGGAATTTTTTTCCATGGGGATTCCATACCTAATGCTGTTTCCTCTATTTCTTGGACAAATGAAGCTTTACCTAAAGATTTAGGGGGTTCTTGAATTTCTGGGATATTATCATACTCTAATCCGCTTTCGCTTTCTCTCTGCGACAAATGCTTTAAAGCTATCTCGTCTAAATTATCTTCCATGGAGCTATTTTATATTTTATCTATCTATACTCTTTTAGTATCAAAGACAAAATATAATTCAGAAAATGCGGGGTTTTATCCTATTTTCTACCTAAACGTTTCGTAAGTAAGATATACGATAACCAAAAGCAACCTGAAATTGAATAAAAAATTATATCTGCTACCCAATACGAACCACTCAAATCCATTATTAATTTGAACAATGCGTCGTAACCAAACGGGAGAAAGAACATCGCTAACATTAGAGATGTATCTTTGTAAAGGACCAGTCTTTTTTCCTTTTCCTTGTATTTTTTGATTGTTTTTTCTATCACCGGGGTCGTCCATGCTGGATTTCTATTCCTTTCTAAAATGATGTGCAAATAAAAAGGCTTATCGGTAGGATAAGCCTTTTATATATCGTTTTAAATAATTCTTAATTGAACACGTCTTCAAAATAATCTGCTCTGAATTCAGCAGCAATTGTGTACATATTTGCTCCATTATCATAGGTAAGAGGCATAGGATCAATAGCTTTGGTTGGGAAGCAATTTAAGAATTTCATTCTTCTAAAAACATCTCCTTGCTTATTAAATATACTAACTAGAATGTAAGTTCCTCCAGCATAGTTAGATTTAATTCCCATAGCACCGGTTAATGGGTTATAAACTAGATCACTCCATTGTCTAAGTGTCTTGTGGACATAATTAGAGTTGTTATCGTCTAAGTTTGTTTGGAAGTTAACTGTGATCTTAACGCCGGTATCATCAACTGCTGCACCTGCATATCTTCTTCCTGCAAATTTGTAGTTCTGCATAACAGGAGCTGGTGTTTTATCTACTGCCAATCCCCCAATCTGTGTTACGTTCTCTACCATTAGAGTTCTTCCAGCTGTACCAGCTGGGTTAGAAACCGCAGCAGGTGGCTGAATAATAACCTCAAACTGGTTTAAATATACCGGTTCGTAAAGGCTTACTGCCGCTTTTGCACTAGTAAAATGTGGTAATCCTGCCATTTTTTATTTTTATATAAATACGTCATCGAAATAATCAACTGCCCATGTAACTCTTAAAGCAAACAAGTTAGTATTGGTGTAGTTTAAATCCATTTGTGATAATGGGGTCATAATAAAGCAATCTTTGCAACTTATTCTTCTGTGTACATCGCCTGCTTTATTAAATACACTAATAAGTATATTTCCAGTGT